GTACTTAACTCCTGCTACTTTAGGCATTACTTCTTTCTCCCTTTGGTTGTTTTGGCTGCTTGTTTGAAGGCTTTTGCGCTGGGGGCACCTTTGGAACCCGGTTTACGCATCTTCTCCTTACTGCCTGCAGCGATTCGTTTGCGTTTTGCGTGGATATTATCATATAGACCTGCCACTACCATTTCTCCTTGTTGGCCCAATAAGCCGCTGACATCTTACCTTTTGCAATATTCTTTGCATGGCGAGCCTTAAATGATTTGCGTCTGGCTTTGTCTTTCTCAGACTTAGGGGCTGCACCCGCACCGCTAACTCCTTGTTGTCCAAACCTAATGGTTTTAATCTCGTCACCTTCTTTGGCAACTACTACGTGCGACTTAGTAGGATGACTAGGAGTCCTCTTTGGTTTGTTGAACCCGCTTACTCCCGCCCTTGTTAGTCTTGGGTCCTTCTCCTTTGCCATTGGAAAGCTCCTCTACTTTTAGTTCTAAGTTTTTAATTTGTTGCCACTTGTCTTCAAATTGTTTGTCAATGTGTTTTAGGAGAACACTTAGTTCTTTGTCCGTTAGCATGATTATCCTCTTGGTTGTTAAATTGCAAGCCACTCCTCAAAGTCTCTTACGTACATAAGATGTGCTGTGGCGTGTTGTGTGTTAAAAGTTAAGGTTGATCCCCCAAACTCATCGATGTTAAATTGGGCTATGTTGTACAGAGCAGCACTATATATCCTAATGTCCCCAGTAATGTTTACCGTATTAGCCGTAGCTAAGTACATGACGACTGTTTCTCTGTCTTTAGGGGCTGGATTTAAAATAATGTCTACGTCTGCAGCACACCTAAGAATCTCTGTTCCAGACGTAGTGTGGTCTGAAGTTAAGGTATAAGGAGTAGCAGTAGCTAGGTCTGCTCTTGATTGAGGTACATAGCTCATTATATTGCCAACCACTCTTTAAATTCTTGGATGTACACTAGGTGTATCGTGGTGTCGTCTTGTTCTACAATAATACTACCAAGTCCAAATTCATCTACGTTGTACTGGGCTATGTCGTAGTAAGACATGTTGACAATGTTAATCTCACCTACGATGTCAATCCTGTCATCAGTACGACAATTGATGATAACGGTCTCTCGGTTCTGCGGGTGCTCTCTTAAGTGGACCACGACACCAGAAGTAACCTTTAGGATCTCAGAGCCGCCTGTGGTGTGGTTACTCGTGATAATCTTAGCCGTAGCGTTCTTAAGGTCAGCACGACTAGCCATACTACCCATAGAGATGTTGTAGACATTGGGTGCCTGAGCTTCGTTAAGCTCCTTCACGGCCCCTGCGTCTACCTCTTCACCGTTAGTCAAAGTAAGGACCAAATGGCCGTCAAAGTCCACTGAGGCGTCTTGTACCCCTACTCCTTCTTTGCCTTCTTCTCCGTCCTTCCCGTCTTTACCGTCCTTGCCGTCTTTGCCCTGCTTTCCTTCAGGTCCAGTGTCCCCTTTGGGGCCTACGTCACCTTTAGGGCCAGCAACACCAGCAGGGCCAGTGTCGCCTTTCATGGCTTTGACTTTGCTTACACGGTCCTCAAGTTTTTTCATGAGGCCGCTAAACTTGTCGTCAAGAGCGAGGAGTAGTACTCTAACGTCCATCAGAGGTCAACCGTGACATGAGTTGTTGCTCAAGTTCAGACGACTCCTTCTCCTTAATTTCTTTGGCTGATTGGCTGCTCTTTTGCATCTCAAGCTGTCTTTCCTTAAGGAGCATGTCTGCAACTTTAAGTCTACGCTCAAACTCTTTGTCGTCTTCCGTTCCTTTGCGTATGTTTGTGGTGACTGCTTTGATACGGTCAATCTCAAGCTCCGAAGGCATAAGCTGTGTTTCCATAGCCATTTTCTGTGCTCTTGACTGAGACTCAGCAGCCTGACTAGCCAAAGCTGCAGTCTGTGACTTCTGGAACTCAACCTGTGCCATTTGTGCTGCCTGAGCCATTTGCTGTGCTTCTGGGTTAGGCTCCATAGCCTTCTGAAGAGCTGCACCAAGTTCTTCTCGGTTAGACAAGTTCATGTTGTCAATGATAGACTGAATCAGTGTGTTGTACAGAGGAGAGCCTTTTTCCATAGTCTGTAGCAGTTGTACAAGCTGAGTCACTTCGTACTCTCTAGCAATGATACCCAGAGTACTACTTGCGTTAAACTTGTAGTCAGCAACAGGGTAGTTCTCAGGATCAAACTGCATGTAACGATAGGCTGCTTTCTTTACAAAAGGGATCAAAAAAGACTGCTGGAAGTTAATGAGTGTGCGCTTATGGCGTTTAATAATAGCGCCAAGAGACATACTAATACCAGCAGCCGTAGCTTCTCCGTTAACTGAACCCGCGATTCCAGCAGAGTCAACCGCACCAGTAGCCTGTTGTACCATCTGCTGTAGAGCAGACGCCTGAGCAAAGGTAATTTGACTAACTTGTCCAAAGTTAAACGGCTGTAAAATTTCACGTGGATCTCCGTTTGTTAAAATCATTTTACCGGGACGTACTTCCGGTTTAGCTCCACGTGGTAGCCTAGTAGCGTCCACAGCCAGCATAGGATGAATCGTGAGGCTTAGAGCGTCAATCCTAGCTCGTAACTCAGCGTCCAAAGCCTTCTGAGAGTTGTAACCTTTTTCACACACGCCTCGACCCCAGAACCTTCCGGGTACTACGTCCCAAGGGAAAGCAACAATGGGTCTGTCCTGCATCATGTAAGGGTTAGCCTCAGCTTTCAACAAGATGCCACCATTGGCAATTACTACAACTGCCTCTACGTACCTTGACTCTCGTTTTGACTCTGAGTCTTCAGTCACTTCTACTATTTCTTCTTCTTCTTCGTTTTCGTCAGCCATAGCAGACTCAAGAAGCTCTCTAGGGACTAAACCGTAGTACTTAGTGAGACGAACTTTGTCGTCGTTGTACACAGAGTAAAGCTGGTCTGGTTCCAATTCTGAGTCAGTAGCAGCAGGACCTACGTAAACATCACGGTAAACACCCTGTTCCTGTAGAAGCTCAACCTGATGTAGACTTACGAACTCATCTACTGCTACTCCTAAAGCGTCTTCAACACTGGTAGCCACAGGGTCAATTAAGAAGTTCTGAGGGAGTACAGGCTTGAGTTTTACTTTGACTCTTTCTGTAATGTTGACTCCAACTGCCTGTAAGTCACCACCCATGATGGGCTGAGTTGCAGGAGCCATTTCCTTCATTTCTTCGATGATAATCTCACCCATAGCAGTACCGTAGACAGCAGCGTTGATTAGACACTCTGCTACTGCTTTACGGACCTTACAGTCCTCGAAGTCTTCTGTCAACTTGTTTCTCAGGAACATCACGTCTTGACGCTCTGAGTCACCCACGTTGTCGGACACGTCGAACCACTTGCCTCGACCAAAGGTAGCTTCCTCTAGCTCTGCTACGTTTGACTCAACAGCTTGTTGAAGCGCAGGAGAAATAATACGACTTCTCTCTGACTTACGTTCTGAGTCTGCTGGGTCCCAGATTCCTCTCCAGAGTCTGTAGTACTCATCAAAGCGTTCTTCGTAGTTAGACTGGTAGTTGTCACGCCAATCTTCACATTTGGTTATAACCCAGCTTTCAATGGATTCTTCCATCATAAGGGGGTCTTGTTCAAATAAGTCACTCATAGTTTGGTTCCCTAGTATCCTGAGACTACGTCTAAAATTTCATGGTCATCAATTTCGTATTCGTAGTCATAAACTACGTTCGCAAGCTGGTCAATGTAAGCTAAAGCATCAACTAAGTCGTCGTGAGTTAGTGGGTCAGGGAACTGAAACAGTTGGTCTAAGAACCTAGAGTTCCACTCCCCTTTATTCAGAGTTACAAATCCGTTTTCAAAGCGTCCCTGAAGCGCCCACATGACCCTGTCAGTCTTCTTCTTGTTACCGTGACTAAGTTCCTCGACTCTGAAGAACGTCCCGTGTCGCTTCTGTAGGTCCAGCAGAGGAGACATTACTGCTTGCTTTGCAATGCCCTTCTCAATGCCTACACTGAGTGGCTCGTAGTCTCTTACAGCTTGAAATATCTTAACTGCTGTTTCGTCGAGAGTCCAACGACCGTATATAATGTTTTCTACGTACCACCCATTTGGATTTACTTTTACTACAACAATAGCTGTTTCGTCTAGCTTAGTGTTCTTAGTTCTCTTTTTGTTGACTTCTTCAAAACCTGCTAAGTCAACTGCTATGTAGTAGTCCCCTTCTCCTGAGCTTTCTGTGTCAAACTTTACCCAGTCCTCTTTAAACATTTCTGACCCACGAGCTTCAAATGACGCCATAAATTCCTGACGAAACGCATAGCTCGACATAGATTTCTTAGCGGTGTCAATTTCATTTGGGTCCAAGATTGGGTTGTCATAGGAAGTAAAGTGCCACGCTTTGTAAGTCTCGTCGTCACCTAGCTCTGCGTACTTATACAGTTCGTAGAAGTGGTTGCGACCCATAGGTGTTCCTATGAACATCGCACAGCCCTTCTGGTCAGCCAAGGCAGGTCTTAGGATCTGCTCAAATACGTCAGGCTTCATGTCTGCGTATTCGTCCAACACTAGGAACTTAAGGCTGACACCACGCATTGTCTCTGGTCTATCGGCCCCTTTGAGGCTTATGGTTGCACCGTTGACTAACTTAATCTGTAAGTTGTTAATGTGGCTACCTGAGATGACAGGGTTCCCTAGTTCCAACAAGGTCTGCCACATGATGTCACGTGCCTGTCCCTGTGTTGGCGCTACGTAGAACACGTGGCCCCTCTCGGCCTGCAAAGCGTTTACAATAAGCATCCATGCTGCAAGCCTAGACTTCCCTGTACGTCTACCTGCTGCTACAATCTTAAATCTAGTGTTGTCTGCCCAGACATCTTGTTGCCAAGGCAGTAGCTCAATGTCAAGATCCATTAAAGTTAGGAAAAACTGCTGGTTCGCTAATTAGTTTAAACGTGAACGCTATTTCTATACTCCCAGAAGAAGCAGTCTGTGCTTTCACTACGTCTCCGTTGTGTAACACAAAGATAGGAGCTTCTGTTTGACCACCTAATATTTCTTTGTTACCCGAGCCTATCGAAGTACCGTCAAAGAAGTACATCTGATCTACTCCCCCACTGTCTTCCCACCATAAGTCAAGACTATTAGTGCTGTTGCCGTGGTTGGCTACAAAAACATAGTTTATCCAAAGAACGTGACCAGAGGGAACAGTAAAAAGACTTGTCTCGTCAGTGTTTACTAAAGTTTTATGTTTGGTGTAGTACATTATTAGTATAACCACATAACAGGGGTTGTGCCACGTGTGTCTACGTGGACAAAGGACTTAGCAATGCCTATGCCCGTGAAGCCCTTTTCAAGAGCTTGTTGCACGAGGACAATACGTTGAGCTGAGTTAGTAATTTGGATGTCTACTGCGATGCCTTGGGCATGGGTCCCCGGAACATCCTTGGCAGCTTCAATAGGATGTTCTATGGGGTGTCTATAACCGCTTGTTATGACAAACGGGAACCCACACCCAGCACGTAAACGATCAAGCTTCTGTAGGAACTCCGGTTCCATCTTGTTTTCACCAGTGACTTGGCAGTTGAACTCGTCTAATGTAAAGTACTTAAGACTCATCTACTACTTCTCCTTCGATAACATCACTGGGATCGCTTACGTCTACAGTACCAACACCAGTAATGTTGATCTGTATGGCGTTTCTACCACCGTCCTTCACTACTTCTCGCTCAAATGCACCTACAGGTAGCATACGGTCCATAATTAGCTTCCAAGCAGAAGCCTGATTCTTATGGTCGTTGTCCAAGGCAGCATCAAAAATAGTCTCAAGGACCTTTTTAGACTTAGGGGAAGCCAACATACGAGATTTGTACTCGTTGATTATAGCGGCGTCACCCTTGGGTCTACCCACTTTACCCTTGTTACCGGGTTTTACAGCGGCTAACTCTGACTTACGGGGTCTGCCACGACCTCTTTTTTTAACTTCGGAAAGTTCAGTGGTCATAACACAAATTGTCCCTAATTACAACAATAGTATAACATAAGTCTTCACATAAGTCAAGCTATTTATGGCTTAGTAGTGGCAGTAGTAGTAACACGAGTGAAATCAAGG